AGCAACATCCTTTCCGTGGCTGCTGATCTTTCTGAGGCATCCCTTGAGGACATGCTGATTCAGATTATGAATGCCACTGACTCCAAGGGGCTGAAAATCTCCCTTATCGGTAAGAAACTGATTGTTCCCCCGGCCTTGGCCTTTGAGGCAACCCGCATTGTTAAAAGCCAGCTCCAGAGCAACACGGCCAACAACGATATTAACGCCCTGAAAGCAATGGGCATGCTGCCTGATGGTATCGTTACCTGCCATTACCTGACTGACACCGATGCATGGTTTGTGAAGACCAACGCAGTTGAAGGCCTAATCAAGCAGGATCGCCGGTCTGTAGAGTTCGCCAAGGACAACGACTTCGACACCGAAAACGCCAAGATGAAAGGCTCTATCAGGTTCGGTGCTGGTTGGGCAGATTGGCGCGGCGTGTTCGGCTCAAGTGGCGCCTAGGCCTTCCATTGTGTCCATGTGTATGGTATAGTCTTTATTAAGATTATCCATACACATGGGGGCAAAATATGGTGGTAGTAAGAAACAGATGCACAGTGGAAGGTTGCATAGGGTTTGTTGTTTCGCATGGTCTTTGCGACAAACACAGAACAAGACTAAGAAGGCATGGGCATCTTGAACAAACCAGGCCTGCGGATTGGGGAACCCACCACAAGCATGAATTGTGGCAAATATGGAAGTGGAGGCAAAGACACAGCCCTGCTTTATGCCCGGAATGGCAAGACGATTTTGCTCAATTCATCAAAGATGTTGGCCCAAGGCCCAAAGGGGGCTATGTGTTTTGTGTGATAGACAAGACAAAACCTGTTGACAAAGGTAATGTCGAGTGGCGGGAAAAGTATTGTAAAAACAACGATAAACTTGTTAGAAAAAAACGGGCACAATATGCGCGAGAGTATAGGGCAAATAACCCGACGATGTACAGGGACCAACATTTGCAAAGATCATTTGGGATTACAAGTGCCCAATACCAAGAACTTTTGGCATCTCAAAACGGAGTTTGCGCAATTTGTGGCGAGGGCGAAAAGAATATCGAGCATAAAGGGTCTGGGGCAATGACTAATTTAGCAGTTGACCATTGCCACAAAACAGGGATAATTCGAGGGATACTGTGCATATCGTGTAACCGAGCACTGGGCGGGTTTAAAGACTCCCCGGAGTTGCTACAAAAGGCGGCTCAATACGTTATTGATTCGCAAATTTGAATCTGGGCGGGGTGAAATATCCCCGCCTGCTTAACCACGAACTGTGACAAGTTCAAAATGACCCTATATGGGTTCACAGGAGTATAGTATATGTCCATGTCAAGTTATCCCAATGGTTTCAATGACGGCGTGTTGATTCGGGAGGTTCCTGGCGATGTCCCCACCTCACGTAAATCCATATATGTTGGAAATAATGCAACCTTGATGGTTGGAGAGAAAGGGAAGTCTGATTCAACAAGCAACGGGACATTTTTTCGCCCATTTGCCACGCTCGATTATGCAATTGGTCAGGCGAAAGCGGGAGACATAATTTATGTTCGGCCTGGGCATGCGGAAACAGTTGCGACAGCCGGAGCAATCAATGCGGACGTTGCCGGGGTTACCATTGTTTGTCTGGGGTCTGGGGCAAATCGCCCTACCTACACTTTTTCAGACACCGCTGCAACTTTGACCGTGACAGCCGCTTCAGTAGAAATTCACAATATGCTTATTAAGCCCTCAGTTGACAGCGTGGTCAGCCCGATTGTGGTTTCTGCGCCAGATTGCACCATTGACATTGAGGTTCAGGACGCAAGTGCTGCGATTGAGTGTGTTTCCGCCATTTTAACCACCGCTGACGCGGACAAATTGAGCGTCAATTTGAAATATCGAGGTTTTATAGCAGGCAATGCTTGCGTTTCCCCGATCAGGCTTGTAGGAGTTGACACCGCACGAATCTTTGTAGATTTTTACGGGGTTGCATCAACCGCTGTCGTTGAGTTCCACACTACGGCATGTCACGACATCGATGTCACCGGCAAATTCTACAACAACGGAACCAGCCTGACAAAAAACGTGGTTGACACCGCAACCGGCTCTACCTGGTCGGCGCGGGGGTGGGACGGAAATTCAAACGCCAATTTCTCCGGCGGCGACAATGCGGCGCTGGCCAGCGATGATGCTTCCACTATCAAAGCAGCAGTCGATGTAATTGATGGGTTCCACGATGTTCCGACTGCGGATGTAGCCACAAATGCCCAGATGCGAGACGTTATAGGTAACAAAACAGATGCTGCTGCGGCTGGCGCAGTGTCGGAAACTGAGTCTTTAATGGCTTACGCCAAACAGACCGTGACAAACGCAGAGGCAATCCTGGCCGATACAGATACCATTGCAGGGATTGCACTTCCGGTTGACCCGGTGGCTGATTCTCTGGCCGCGTATATTTCAAGCGGAGGCACCGCCGCCGGTACCAATTTGGCAGACAGCAAATCAATTGTTGATGCTCTCGGGTTTGACGGGTCTGCTTTTGTGGCTGGTGGGCTGGCGATGTATCTCCCCCGCACGGTTGAAAAATCAGATGGTGCCATTCTCACTGGCAATGACGATTTGTTCACCATTACCGGCGGGCCGATCCGGGCCAAAATAACCGGCATCGTCACCACCATTATTGGAGGTTCGGCAAATGGAGATTTACAGATTGTGACCACGGAACCTGCGGCGACTTTCGACCTCAATGCTGCCCCTGTGGCAATCAACGATGACGCATCGGGCACATCTTACCGCAATGTCGGCGCGACAAGCGTATTTACACCCGTTACCGCAGGCGCGGTGATCATTGACCCGGTGACGGCGGAAGATGTGGAATTTCTTCTGCCCATTGGAACGGTGCATTTCCGTTCCAGCGCGGCTCAGACCGGTAATATCAAGTGGTACCTGACCTATTGGCCGCTGTCCCCGAATAGTTCGGTAGTGGCTGCGGCATAATAGACCAAGAGGGCACTCCTTTAACCGGGAGTGCCCTTCCAAAGGGTGGAAAATGAGACCGAAAACCTTTGATATCGATCCTGCAAACGCAAGCCTTACCGGATTTCGTAGCAACGCAACAGGGGTTGACTTCACGCTAACAGCGACTGATTCCGGTGACGGGCTGGCGCATCGGGTGAGTGTGCGCAACGATTCCGCAACAGACCATAGCGCTAAAACCCTTATTCTTGTGGGCACTGACCCTGACGGAAAAGCGCAGACTGAAACCATTGCGGCCCCCGACACATCGGCAACGGTTGAATCTTCTGGGTATTATCTCACCCTGACCAGTGTAACTCCCTCCGCCACCATCGGAGCTGATACGTTCGATATTGGGTGGGTGGACGAGGTGGCAACTCAAACCATCCCCATTGATGCGCGGTCTTCTGTCTCTGCCACGGTGGCGATAGACGTAACCGGGACAATCAACTACACGGTGCAAGAAACATTTTCTGATATTCAGGGTGGAGTTGCAGCGCATTGGTTGCCTATTTCCGCCCTGGCATCAAAAACCGCCGATTTGACCTCTAGCGCATCGCTTGGTTCTCGGGCTATCAGGCTTGTTGTTAATAGCTACACCGACACCGCCGAGATTCAGGTGTTTGTTGCTCATCCGGTGGCAGGGTGAGAGAGACCTCTCCCAATAGCGGGGGCACTTATCGTCCTGGCGACAATAGGGCGGTTTGCGACGAATGCGGCCTTGTTTATTTACGATCTGAAATGCTTATCCGGTGGGATAAGGCCCTTGTTTGCCGGAAAGATTGGGAGCCTCGCCACCCGCAAGATTTTGTGCGCGGTAAGGCTGACAAGATCGCGGTGAAGAACGCACGGCCCGATTATTTCGCAGCCACTCTATACGATGATGCGGAAGATTCTACGGGGTGGACAGTAGGGTCAGGATGGACGCAGAATATTGACAAGTTCGACCACGCCACGGGAAGCGTGGCCCTTGACCGGGCAATTACAGGGCTTTCTGTTGGAACACAGTATCTTGTTCAATCCGATATTGTGCGCGATGGCGGAACACTAGCGATTTCCCTTGTGACGGCAACTGGAGAATCTGGAGATATTTCAGTGACAGAGAGCAAAGAGGCGAGAGTCTTCTTTACCGCGACAGCCACAACTGACACCTTGAGGTTTACCCCGTCAAGTTTTACCGGGTCTGTTGGCGTTGTCTCAATCTGGGAATATCCAACCTCTATTACGCAGGCTAATTTATGACCACCAGCGGGAGTTCGGACTTTACAGCAACAGAATCAAGCATCATCCAAGACGCTTTTCTGTTGGCCAGCGCATACGACCCTGAAGAAACTCTTCCGGCAGCGAATTACAACATTGCGCGGCGTATGCTGAACATGATTTGCAAGACGCTTGCCGTTACCGCCAACCTCTGGGTAACGAAGGACACGGCCCACACTTTGACGCCTGGGACGCAAAGCTACACGGTAGGCACAGGGTTGGATATCAGTATTGCGCGGCCCGGAAGATTGAAGGCGGCACGTAGAACGGCAAGTAGCGTAGATATTCCCTTGGAAGTTGTCTCCCGGCAAGAATACATGGATATCCCCAACAAGAGCCTCCAGGCCCCGCCCTTGATCGCTTATTACGATCCGCAGGTGGCAAACGGGGTTTTGTATGTGTGGCCCACAGGAAGCACTGGGAACACCTCTATAACCCTTACCTTCCAGCGATACATTGAAGACTTTGACGCACAGGGGAACACCCCAGATTTACCGCCGGAATGGCACCTTGCGCTTGTTTACCAGCTTGCTCTGGTATTGGCGCAGTCTTATATGGGGAAAATCCCGCAAGAGTTGAAAATGCAAGCGGACATGATCCTTTCAGCCGTATCTCAAAATGACGAAGAAAACATGTCTATGAGGTTTTCGGTAAGATGAAAATACCCCTTTCCTTTGGAAATTACGCAGGCCGTAATTCCACTGACGCTCAAGAGCTTGTCAACATGATGGCAGAGCTTGACCAGCAAGGCGGGAAGGAACAAGTCTATCTTGTCGGGACACCTGGGCTTAAAGAGTGGAAGATTGTCGAGTCAGGCAAAGAGACCCGTGGCGGTTATATCCTGGACACCGTTGTTCTTGCGGTTGTCGGCACCACCCTATACTCAATAAACAGATCGTCAAAGGTGCAGACAAACAAAGGCACAGTCGCTGGCTCTGGGCCTGTACAGTTCACCGAAAACCCAACGCAGATAATGATTACCACCAGTGCGCTTGGGTATATTTACACCAAGACTTCCGGGGCGCTCACGCAGATAACAGACACAGATTTCCCCGTGCCTAAATCGGCCACATTCCAGGACGGGTATGGGATAGTTGTGCAAACAGGGACAGGGAAATTCTATATCTCCGGGCTAAACAATTTTGCTACCTGGGATCCATTAGAGTTCACGACAGCGGAAGCCCTCCCAGATAACCTTGTTGCGGCCCTTTCAGACCACCAAGACATGATTGCCTTTGGTAGCGAGAGCATAGAGAATTACATCAACTCCGGGAACGTAGACTTCCCGTTTACCCGCAGAGCTGGCGCTATACTCGAAATAGGATGTAGCGCGCCTCTTTCCCCGGCCAAGGGAGAAAATGTGGTTTTTTGGGTTGATAACCACGGCTTAGTGCGGAAGATGGAAGGTTTCACGCCGGTTATTATCTCGACCCGACAGATAGAATACCAGATTTCACTACAGGATTATTCGCAGGCCGTGGGCAATTGCTACACGCAGGAAGGGCACACGTTTTACGTGCTTATGATGCCCACTCTTACCCTTGTTTATGATGTGGCTACGCAGCAATGGCACAAGAGGGCCAGCTACCCGGACAACGGGAAGTGGCGCGGCACCTGGATCGCTCAACGTGATGATTTTGTCCTGGCTGGTGATTATGAGAACGGGACAATCTACGAGCTTGATCTTGACACATATACCGACAATTCTCAGCCAATTCATTGGGTTGCGACAACCCAAGAGATTCACCACGACCGGAAAAGAGTTGCCCACAGAGCGTTAGAGCTTCATGTAGAATCAGGGGTTGGCCTTATCTCTGGGCAAGGAGAAGAGGCCCTAATGTGGATGAGCTACTCCGATGACCAGGGCCGCACATACGGGAACGAGCGGATTAGAAGCATGGGCAAAATTGGCGAATATATCAAGCGTATAATATGGAGAACGCTCGGCATTCCCCGTAGTAGAATATACAAGTTTGAGGGAACTGACCCGGTAAAGCGCGTTTTAATCTCAGCACATGTCGATGGTGAAGCCTTTGGCGTTTAAATCTCTACCGCCGCCACTACAGCAGTCTTTCGTTGACGCAAGGGGCAATGTTTCTCGCCCCTGGCTTGACTGGCTGTACAACGTTTATTTGGGGTGGGAGCAGCAGGAAATAACGACTGTAGACGACCAAGCACAGGACAATGGAGCATCCGCTGTTGGCTTTCTGGCTGATCTTATCGCGAGCATTCATTTTGATACTAGCCTTGCCAGGGAAGAAGCGACCCAGGAATTACCAAGCGACCCCGTTTTTTCGCAAGAAGACAGGAACGAAGAACAGACACAGGCTCTCCTGGGCCGCATAGAGGCTCTTGAGGCCCAGGCGGCACAACGGTTAAATTGGGTTGATTTGCCCCTCAACCTTCAGAATTTTATTGTTGAAATAACAGGAATAACCGTACTGCCAAAGGCGTCTGGGATAGGAATAAAAGTAGACGTTGTTTCTCCGACATTCGGTTTCCGCGATTTGCTCGGCGAAATAAAAATACTTTCACCTGGAGCGAATGACCCAACCCTAGCTGTTTTCCGGGACAGCATACGGGCGTTTTCGTTCAGCAACGCCGTAATGAATGAAGCTAATTTTCACTATCATATTCCGCACGATTATGTGCCAGGAAGCGACATTTTCTTGCATTTCCACTGGAGCCAAAACGTTGTTGATAGCGGCGGGCCAGCCGGTGTCCCAGGTGATGTGAAGTGGCAAGCGGAATGCAGTTACGCAAAAGGACACGATCAAGCAGCCTTCCCTGCGACATTTACCACCAGCACGACACAAACCGCCAGTGGTACACAATACCAGCACATGCTTACAGAGGTTCAGTTGTCGGCAGCAAGCCCGTCTGCCACGGAAATTGATTCTGACATATTGGAGCCAGATGGGCTGATTATACTGAGGGCCTTCCGAGACCCGACAGACGTAGCGGACACACTGAATCAAGTCCCTTTTTTGCATTATATTGACATCCATTACGAATCGACAAACATTGCCACCAAGGCAAAGGCCCCTGACTTTTATACCTAAAAGGAGAAGATATGCCCGCAATATATAAAGAGATTATCAACGCACAAATTACCGACGCTTCCGGCGCAATTGCCCATACCTGCCCAGCGGGTGTACGGGAAAAGGTTGTTGCCGCCGCCATATGTAATACCGAGACAGCAACGCCCTACACGTTCAATGCGTATAAGGTGCCCTCTGGCGGTGCCGCTGGAGCGACAAATAAGATCATCAACGCCAGAACCGTGCAGGGCGGGGAGACATACCCAGGGTATCACCTGATCGGGCAAGTCCTTGAGCCGGGGGATATTCTTGATTTTGACGCATCTACAACCCTGAAGCTGAACTGCATCGTTTCCGTGGTGGAATTGCCGTAGGAGCCACAAATGAAGATTGTGCCTATCGAGCATAAGCATTATGCGGAATTATTTCGCGTCACCTCCATATGCGAACCGTGGTGGGGACTAGATAGAAATACCAGCGATAGGCTTTTTTCAAAAAGGGAAGGATTTGTACTTATTGCAGAATCTGGATCAGACGAGGGGAAGGTGGTTGGGCATATAACACTGTCTGACTACACTGTAAAACTTGATGTTTTTATTCATTGCTCAATATTGCCTGAATACCAAAGAAGATGGCTTAACAAGACCATATATCGAACAGTTTTCGATTATGTTTTCAATGTTCTTGAGTGTGTAAGGGCAACCGGGTGGGCAACAGAGGGGCTTAATGACCTTACCTTCCATGAACGATTGGGGTTTAAGAGAGAAGGAGTTCACCGGCAGAATTTACGAATAAAAGACAAATATTACGACATGCACTATTTTGGGATGCTCAAAAATGAACGCCGCTGGTAGAATTTTATTTGTTATATACGCTGCCCCAATAGCGTATAGTCACGGAGTTGCGGTGTTGTCTAGTATTTTAAAAAAAGCAGGATTTCATACTGATATTTTTATAGCGAACGGGAACCTTGAATTATTCAAAACAATTATTTCTGAAAATTGGGCTGCTATTTGTTTTTCTCACTGTATAAAAAAAGATTTTGATCTTAGTATTAAATATATTGATGCGGCTATAGAGTCTGGGCATGAGACAATACTTGGTGGTACATACCACAGAAGAAACAACCCTAATAAATATGACGGGGTATTGAAAATTTGTCGAGGAGACGGTGAAACATTAACAGATTATTTCATTGGTGGAAATGCAGCCGTTTTTGACAAAAGGTTAGTTCAACAGGACTTAGACTGTTTGCCAATGGCAGACTATGAAATATTTAAAAATATCCCATTTGACGGACATATAAAAGACTTTCCAGAAATGAAAAAATTACCGTACACCGTTTCTCGTGGTTGCATCGGTAAGTGCAAGTTTTGCGAAGTGCAACACCAAGAAGGGGGAGTTAGAATACGCAGAAGCTCGGTAGATGATATTAAATACTTAACAAACAGATACAACCCCGATCTTTTGTTTTTCACAGATGAGCTTTTCCCATATTACGACCAAAGATATATGGAAGATTTTTTGCCCTCAATAAAAAAACCATATTTTGCTTTTATTAGGGCAGACATTAAGGCCGACATGCTAAAAAACATGATTTCGTCGGGAATGATTGGTTGTGCATTTGGTGTGGAATGCGGGGATGAGAAGTACAGGAACGATATTTTGTGCAAGGGGATTACCGATGAAGAAGTACACAGAACGGCAGGTATATTAAAAAGTAACGGAACGTATTTTGCCCACTTTTATATGATAAATATGGAAGGCGAAAGTTTTATGATGAAGAAAAAAACTGACGATATGGCCATGTCTTTAGGTGGCACACCGATGGTTTTTGACTATACAGCAGTAAAATATCAAACGAGAGGTTGCTAACATGGGAGCAGCAGCGGTGGTTGGTGGAATGGTTGTCGCGGCTGGAGTTGGCGCATACGCTGCAAGCTCTTCCGCAGACACGGCAGCAGACGCACAAATGCAGGCGGCTAACACTCAAGCGGCCTCGGCAGATGCCGCCACGGCAACACAGTGGAATATGTTCCGGCAAAGCAGGGAAGACCAACTACCATGGTTACAAACAGGGGCAAGGTCATTATCTGCGCTTGAGAAGAAAATCACCGCTGGCCCAGGAAAGTTTACCGAAGATCCAGGATATCAATCTAGGCTTGCAGAAGGAAACAAGCAAATTGGCAGAACCGCATCGGCAACTGGTGGTATTGCTTCTGGCTCAACCCTGAAAGCACTGACCAGATATGGCCAGGATTACGCCTCAAACGAATACGACAAGTGGCTGCAACGCTATTACCAAAGCCTCACCCCATACCAGAGCCTTGCAAGCGTTGGACAAACAACCGCATCTGGTCTCGGAAAAGAGGGGGCATATACTGGTGCACAAGTAGGGCAAAATACTATTGCGGCAGGAAATGCCAGGGCAAGCGGATATCTTGGGCAAGCAGCGGGGTCAATAAACCAAACCAACGCATGGACAGGGGCGGCCCAGGGTGGGTTGAATGCCCTTGGGACATATTACGGGAACCAGCCCACCACCCCCGCGTATACACAGCCGACTGTCGGCCCGACCTCTTCCGGCGGATATTGGACATAAGGAGCAACCATGCCACTCCCAGAACTTCGCACCCTTGACGTGAGTCAGCCTGTTGACAGATATTACGCAGGCCAAGAGCAGCAACGAAAGCGAGGCCTTGCAGACTTGCAAATTAAAAACTCCATGCAGGATCGGCAGTTTTCTCAGAAAACAAAGGCGACAGATGCGATATTGTCTTTTTCTGAGAAACTCCTGATTGGGCTTGACCCCAACGACCCTGATTTCGACCAGAAAAAATTTGCCGTTACCGAGGAAATAGGGAATTACGCGCATAGCCTAGGAGTGCCGGCTGACGAAATTGTCTCAGGCGCAGAGCGATTTGTCAACTCGTTTGACAGAAACGCAGCCAGGGTGTACCGCGAAAAAATGGGCCTTGCCGAGGCCCGCCCAAAGCCGACCATCAAAGACGGGCAGGTAATCAGGCAGACCCCTGAAGGCAAATATGTTGCCGAGGGGATAGAGGGGTTCGAGCGGAACCAGAAGTTGACCGGAGAGGCGGCAAACCTTGAGGTTTTGCTTGGAAGGAAGCCCACCCTTTCGGAGGTCAGAGATTTCAAGAAAAGAACAGAGTCTGGAGGCGGCGGCAACCCATATTTCACCCCAGTTCAAACCGCACAAGGGGTTATGGCCTTTAATGCCCGCACAGGAAGAATGGAGCCTGTTCTAGTCGCTGGTGGGCAAGTTGTTGGCTCGGCCAGCGATCCGGCACTTCAGAAAGATATAGCCGGGGCAAAGAAAGAGGGGGCGGCAGAGGTTGCAAAACAGGTCCAGTTTCCAAAAGCCCGCGAATCGTTTAACGCACTTAACAGGCAATGGACTGTTGTTGAAAACAGCATTGACAAAGCCATAAAAGAAGTGGGACCGTTTACTGCTGGTGCCGGTTCATGGATGAACGCAGTACCAGGAACCCCGCAGAAAAATTTGCGCGAAACCCTGGCAACAATCCAAGCGAATATTGGCTTTGATAAGCTGCAAAACATGCGGGAAAATTCCCCGACAGGCGGTGCGCTCGGGCAGGTTAGCGATTTCGAGAACAAACTGTTGCAGGCGGTTCAGGGAAGTTTAGCACAAGATCAATCACCGGCACAACTAAAACAAAACTTACAAACAGTAAAAACCCTACTGCAACAGATGAAGGTTGACAAAAAGAACGCTTTCAATACCGATTTCGGCGAGTTTTTAACCGGCAGTGCGGATCAAATACGGGCTGGTGGTCCACCCACTAAACCACCCGGCCAAGACACTGCCCCCGCTGGCGCAATAGACATGCTTAAAAAGAACCCGGCCCTGGCCCCTCAGTTCAAAGCAAAATACGGGTATTTGCCGGAGGGCATGTAGATGGCAAACCCTTTTGACCAGTTCGACGCGCAGGAGGCCAACCCGTTTGACCAGTTCGACCAACCAGCCGCAAAAGGTCCATCGGTTGAAATTGTTTCGGTTGACGGTAAAGAACCAGACGTGCCGGAGTGGGGTAGAAATAACCCGAACCTGTATGGCGTATACGGGGCAGGCAGGGAACTAATACAAACAGGGGCCGAGGCTCTTGGGGCCGCTGGCGGGGCCGCTGCTGGTTTGGCCACCCCCGTCCCTGGCGGTTCATTGGCTGGCTCTGGAATGGGCTACGCGGCAGGGAAAAGGGTTGGAGAAGGCATTGTTTCCGCTATGGACACAGCCGTGGGTGACCCACAAGCACGACCAGAAGAAAGCGCGGGTAGGGTAGCGGGTGACGTTGCCTTTGGTGCCGTTGCCCAAGGTGCAGGAAACCTGGTCGCAAAAGGGATATCAAAACTTATCCCCAAATCTATAATTGATAAAATGTACGCTTCTTCACTGAAACTCCCGACGACCATGGAGAACAAGGCAAGACAAGCCGTGATAAGAAAGGGACTTTCGGAAAAAGCCGTTCCCTCTTCTGACGTAGGGACAATAGGACGATGGTTAGGGATGAAAGGCCATGCGCAGATTGTCCAGAAAATAGACATGCTTGATGATCAGGTATCGAAAATAATCAAAAACTCGTCTGAGGCGGGTGATGTTGTAGATTCTCAGGTAATAGTGAAGTACCTGGATGATTTTCTTGAAAAGGGGAAGCGTGTTTCACGGGTTGACCCGAACTTTGCAGAGGCAATACAAAAAGTACAAGCAGAGTTTATGCGGGGGCCGCGGGAGATACCCGTTGCGGAAGCCCAAGAAATGAAGCGGCATATTTATAAGGTATACCAAGATTACTATGGAATGCCTGACGCTGTTGGTGCCTATATCCAAGGCAAAAAAACCATTGCGCGGGGCATAAAAGAACAGCTTGAGACAAAATACCCAGACATTAAGGCCCTAAACATGGAAGAGGGGGAACTGCTCACCTTCCTGGACCCCTTCAACAGAGCAATCGGAAGAATACAAAACCGAGATATTGTCGGGCTTGGAATGCAAACCGCCCCCATGGCCGGGGCCGCTCTTGGGGGAACCGGAGCCGGTCAGGTTGCAGCCGCACTAAAGGTCATAGATACTCCGTCCGTGAAAGCAAGGGTGTCTATTTTGTTAAATCAAGCAAAGAGAAAAACCCCAGGCCCACTACGGCAAATTGTGGGCAAAACAATTCCGACCGCATCTATTGCAACCCGCGAGGATAACCAATGAAAAGATTCATGAAATTATGGGCCGCCCTGCTATTCTGCGTTTACGCCATTCCAGCCCAAGCCGGGTCGTACATCACAAACCCGAAATTCACCCTGCTGGATGATAACGGGGAGCTTGCTTCCGGGGCGTGTGTGTATTTTTACGAGCCAGGGACTACCACCAAGAAGACAGTCTACACCGATGTTAGCCAGTCTGTTGCGGCCTCAAACCCTATTACCCTTGATTCACGGGGAGAATATGCCGTTTTCGGGACCGGCTCATATAAAATTGTCGCCAACGCAGCAGCCTCCCCCTGCCCTACCACACCAGACGATGTTATTTGGTCCGCTGACAATGTGTTTCCAAACGGAAATTATGTAGCGGGTGACACGGCAACAGTTGCATCAATCGCAGAACTGAGGGGGGTTACGGGAACGGCTGGATCATCCGCTATCCCCCTAGGGTGGTATGCCGTTGGTGATGGCGGCGGCGGGCCTCTTCGCACCTGGGATACCGCTTCGACTTGCACCGATAACGGGGGTAATTGTGTAAAACCTACCGTGATTGATACTGGAGACCCTGGCCGGTGGGTTGGCTCTTCCGTGTATTCTTGGTCCGTTGACGAATTTGGCGCGAAAGGTGACGGCGCAACGGATGATGTTGCGCGGTGGCAAGCGGCTTGTGACGCAGCTTATGCGGCGGGTGGTGGAACAATTTATGGCACTCCAGGAAAAACGTATCTAATTGATTCAGTGGGGAAGACAGTTGGAACTTTTGATTATGGTTTTACAATAGGATCAAATACAACTATTGATCTTCGCGGAGCTACAATAAAAGCGGGGGCAAATCTGCCACTTAAGTCGGCGGCTTTTGGTAATGCTTCTGGAGATACTGCTTACGGTGTTCGGACTGATAAGAATATAAAGATAACCAATGGGATTATCGATGGGTCCGGCAGATCGTATCCAGCCTGGGATGTTAATACTGATCCACCTACCTATGACGGCCTGGCTCAGACAGATGCCCGTGGTCACATGGGTCTTTTTTTCTCAGTTGAAAACATTACGATTTCAGATCTGGAAATAAAGAACCATGATAGTCTTACCATGGGCTTTGGTGGATGTAAGAACCTTCTTGTGGATCATATCTATGGCCATGATTGCGGCAAGATAGATGATGCTTCTGGAGTGCTTTGGATTTCAAAAAGTTTTCCAAATTCTACACATGGAGATACTATAAAAATAGTAGATTCCATTTTCGAGAATCTTGATAGATACTCGTTTCAATGCGGTATTGATGTAGATAATGTATACATCAAAAATGTAACCATTAAAAATACAAAAGAATCGGGGATGTTCCTTCCTGGCCCTGCAACAAATTATGTGATAGAAGGTGGGTCTATTGATGGAGTTGAGGTTAGTGACACTAGTGGTAGTGGAATAGAGATAAATGGAATTGAAGGGGCGATTATTTCAGGAATGTCCATTAGTAATACCGGCCGATCATCTATTGTTTCTGTCGGACTTACTAACGCAGTTATAACAGGCAATATGTTCCGAAATTATGGGCAGACAGTTAATTTACCAACTGGGCCACAGACGTATGCGAATGGTACTGCTGGAACTCCAATGTCGGATAATTTGCGTAGCGGTATTTTGTTGTTTACTGGGGATACCACCGAAACCGACAACGTAAGAATCGCAGATAATGTCTTCATGGACGACCAGACTCCAGAAACAGGTAAGTATAATGTGTATCTTGGACAGTTTACAGCTACTCCTTTAGCCTATGGAAAGTTGACCATAGCCAATAATGATATGCGTACTGGTAATTCTCTTGATACCGTTTATAAAACTGCGGCTGCTAATGCCTCTACGGAGATTGTGGTTAGGGATAATGATACCAGTGATGTTACCAGTGAAGACTTACAATTATTACAACTGTCCAGAGAAGAAATTACAGCTAATAATACCCCTATCGGTAATATTGAGTTTTTCGGCCACACTCCAACTAGCAATGTTAATTTTGTCTCAATACAGGGGAATGCCTGGGATATTACAGACACGGTAGAACAAGGCAGGTTATATATAAAAACAATGAAGGATGGCACTCTTACTACTGTTGCTACTTTTGGGGGTGGTTTTGTGGTGGGGGCGCCCACTGGTGTGGATAAGGGGCTTGGAACGATCAATGCAGTGGCTGTTTACGATGATAATGTCTTGTTGACCTGTTATGTTATTGAGCATTATTTAACTGGTACGATCAATACGACTTTTTGGGATACGGTAGTCCACGATAGAGATGTCCCGGAAGTGATTAACCCGGAAACTGGCGCGGTAATAACTCCTGCGTACCGTGAAATCCGCAATCACGATGCCGCCCGCGCCTTTGCTCTCACCGCAGCATGGCAGCTTGATACACCCCAATGGGTGCAGTGGATCAAAGATAACGGCAGGCTCCCGGCATTCCCTGGGCCTGAACAGTGGGAAGATTTATATGATGGGAATCTCCCCACGGGGATGTTGATTCAAAAACTCTGGGAAACCGTTGAGGTCCAGGCGGTGCATATCTCTAAGCTGCATGAGCGGGTTAAGGCCCTAGAGGAGGCGCACTAATGGGGCCTCAATCATTCGCAGACCTGGGCTGGTGGGCATTGGGCGGGGCTATCTTTGTAAGCGTTTCGGCCTGCGCCCTGCTTTTGAAACTCCTTCTAGCCAAACTAAAGGAGATTTGCGAGCTATTGAGTGACTTTCAGAAGATTATGAGCAAGCACGACAAGGCCATCGTGGAACTCCAGACACGATGCGCGATGAACCACAGGGCACCTATCACTAACAGGATTCAGGGTG